CTCCCTCAAAGAACTCCTTCCCGGTCTGAACGCGCTGTTCGGTCTCGAGTACGCCAAGTACGAGGACGAGCACACGGAAATCTACGAGACCGAGACCTCGGAGCGTTCGTTTGAGGAAGAAGTGAAACTTTCTGGCTTCGGAGCGGCCCCCGTGAAAGCGGAAGGCGCTGCGATCCAGTATGACAACGCACAGGAGTCGTTCACCGCTCGTTACAACCACGAGACGGTGGCGATGGGCTTCTCCATCACCGAAGAGGCGATGGAAGACAACCTGTACGACTCGCTCTCGGCTCGTTACACGAAGGCCCTTGCCCGTGGCATGGCCTACACGAAGCAGGTCAAGGCAGCCTCGCTGCTCAACACCGGCTTCGACGTGTTCCAGTCGGGAGATGGCGTCTACCTGTTCAGCGCCAGCCACCCGACGGTTTCTGGAATCACCAACTCCAACAAGCCCTCGGCCAACGCTGACCTGAACGAGACGTCGCTTGAGCAGGCCGTCATCGACATCGCCGCGTTCCGCGACGAGCGTGGCCTGCTGATTGCCGCACGTCCGCGAAAGCTGATCGTTCCCCCGGCGCTCATGTTCGTTGCGACCCGTCTTCTCGAAACGGAACTCCGCACCGGCACCGCCGACAACGACATCAACGCGATCAAGTCCAACGGGTCGATCCCCGAGGGCTACCGTGTCAACCACTACCTGACGGACAACGATGCGTGGTTCATCACCACGGACGTCCCGAACGGCATGAAGCACTTCGTCCGCGTCGCGATGCAGACCGGCATGGACGGGGACTTCGACACGGGCAACGTGCGCTACAAGGCTCGCGAGCGCTACTCGTTCGGCGTGTCGGACCCGCTCGGAATCTATGGTTCCCCCGGCGTCTGATTGCTGGTATACAGGGTCACTACCTCCCTGTTTGGTAAACTGGGCCCCTGCGTAGCGGGGGCCCTTTCTTTTGTGGGCAGACTGGTGTAGTCTGTTCATGGGCAACATCAGCCATGCAGACAGGTGCCCGCCTGACGTTGCACAGACTGCGTGGCGAAACCTTGTGCAAGGGGTACTCCAATGGGAAATACGACCTTCAACGGTCCGGTCCGTTCCGAGAACGGGTTTCAGACCATCTCCGTCAACCAGACCACCGGGACCGTGACCGTTACTGGTCGCAGTGGTTCTGGCATGGCATCGCCCGCTGCGACTGGCGCTGGTATTGAGGGCACCGCAGTTGTGTACGAGACCTCGGTCTCCGAAAACAACGGCATCGTGACCACGAGCATCATGATCGACCTGACAGGCCTGAACTCTGGCGGCACGGCTGGCGACATCATCGGCAAGAACGGCTCTGGCGTGGCTTACATCGGTCGCATCACCACTGCCGACAACGGCACGGTGTTCGGTGTGAAGATGACCTGCTACGAGGTTCCGGCTGGTGGCGATGACGACATCGACCTCTATTCTGCGACCGAAGGCACGGGTGTTGAGGATGTGGCGATCTCGACGCTGACCGAGACCCAGATCATCAACTCTGGGACTCTGGCGCTCGGCACCACGGTGTTCGGGACGGATATCGCCGCGAACCAGTACCTCTATCTGGTTGGTCAGGGCACCTCGAACGCCACCTACACCGCTGGTCGTCTGCTGATCGAAATCTACGGCAGCAAGTGATAGGTAAGCAGCATGTCGGAATACGACGTAAACTCTAAGCGCGTGACCGGTACTGGGGCTCTCAGTATCGGTCGCGCAAGGGTCAGGCAGGTTGTGACGACAGTCAGTGCCGCTGGTCGTATTACGCTCACCAGCGGCAGCGGCGGTCCGGTTATGATCGACTTGGACTTCCAAGCCGCTGGGACATACGACATCTTCATCCCCGGCACCGGCGTGCTGTTCGCAAACGATCCGCACATATCAACCGCCACCAGCGTCACGGCGGCAACCATCTTTTGGTCGTGAGGAACTCAGATGGCTCGGGAACTGTCATCCATCTCTAGGTTTGGCCTAACCGAGCCATTTGAACTTCAGGTTGCCCGTGGACAGATCACGGGGCACAGGAGTGTCACCGTCTTTGGCTACAACCCTGACGTTGACACGGCTAGGGTTACAGTGTGGCCGTACACCGGCATTCTGACGTTCCCTTCCCTCGCTGCGCAACTGAAGGTTTCGTCGAGCGATGTTAATGACACCGCCAACGGTACTGGCGCGCGCACGGTCTTTCTGTCTGGACTTGATGCCAACCATGCCGAGATCAGTGAGACTGTGACGCTGAATGGTCAGACAGCGGTCCTCACTACGAACTCGTACCTGCACATCAACAACGCCTACGTCGCGACCGCAGGTTCTGGCTTGTCTGCCGCAGGGGATATCTACTTCGGCGCCGGTGTTGTCACCGCAGGCGTACCGGCAACCGTGTACGACCTCATCAAGTTCGACTACAACCAACGGATCACCGGTAGCTACACGGTCCCGGCTGGGTACACGGCCTATGTGTCTCAGGGTCTGTTCTCGGCGGGTCAACCCGGTGGTAGCGCGCAGGTTACTGGTCGCCTTCTGACGATAGGGCAAGACAACATCCGCAGGACCGCCGCGATTACTACGGTCAACAATGGCGTCGCGGACTATGTGTTCGAGTACCCGCTGCGGATTCCAGAGAAGACGACCCTTGAGGCGACGGCGCAGGGTAGCTCCAACAACAACGAAGCATCTTCGATGTTCATTCTCCTTCTGGTGTCAAATGGCTAAGTCTCCCGCATGGACGCGCAAGGAAGGCAAAGACCCGAAGGGTGGTCTCAACGCCAAGGGCCGCGCCTCTGCCAAGGCTCAGGGCATGAACCTCAAGCCCCCGGCGCCGAACCCCAAGACGAAGGCTGACGCCGGTCGGCGCAAGAGTTTCTGCGCCCGGATGTCTGGGATGAAGAAGAAGCTCACCAGCGAGAAGACTCGGAACGATCCTGACTCCCGCATCAACAAGAGCCTCAGGGCTTGGAACTGCTGAGGATATCATGCCGCTGACGAAGAAGGGCGAGAAGATCAAGAAGGCCATGCAGAAGCAGTATGGCAAGGAGCGCGGAGAGCGCGTGTTCTACGCCTCCGAGAACAAGGGCACTATCAAGGGCGTCGCCAAGAAAGGACCGAAGAAATGATGAGCCGTGGGAACATGGGCAAGCAGATCGCGACTGCCCCCTCCAGCAAAAAGATGGCTGCTGGTGGCAAGCTGAAGATGGTCGAGAAGGACGGTAAGAAGGTTCCTGCCTTCGCTGCTGACGGCGTCGGCAAGATGGCCAAGGGTGGCAAGGCCTTCAAGACCTGCCCGATGTGCAAGTCGCCAGCCAAGTGCAAAGCGGCTGGCATGTGCATGATGAAGTCGAAGTAGGAGACCGGACATGGCGATCCCCGTCCTCCCTCTCGTTGCTGGCGGCATCGGCGCGCTGGCCCTGCGCAACCTGATGAAGCGGAAGCGCAAGACCGCACAAGAGCGCGGCATGGAAGTCGGTGACGTCACCGGCGATACCGAGGCCATGCGCTACGGCGGCAAGGTCAAGAAGATGGCCATGGGCGGCAATGTGACCCGTGGTGACGGCGCCTGTATGAAGGGTCACACCAAGGGGAGGATGGTCTGATGGCCAAGCGTGAAGTGAACGCGATCTCAAAGGGCCGCGCCGCGAAGGGCAAGCGCGAGGCGAGCCAGCGCACGACGTACACGACGGCGGGTGGCGCGCAGCAGTGGCACAACAGGGATACTATTCTGGACGCCTTAAGCCGCATTCGTAGGTCGGAAGACCCTGAAATCCACAGCCGCGATGCGGAGGTTTATTACGCGGCCTCGGCCAAGGATTACCCAGACCTTTTAAAGGTAACAGACGATGCTAGGCGCGAAAAAGAATCTATGGAAAGCGGCAAAGCCTACCGTCAAGAGCGCGCCGACATTGATAAGGCATACAACCAAAGGCGCGCCGACCTTGTTGAGGCACACAACAAGATTCGCATGAACCGCCAGCGCCAGTCTGTTGGCAAGTTTGCCGATGGCGGCAAGGTCACTCGCGGTGACGGCGCCTGCATGAAGGGCCATACCAAGGGGCGCATGGTC